GTGATAAACACCACCGGCGATCCCTCATCCTCTGGTTGGACAACAAACCGGTCTCCGCCGTACTTGATCGTGCGAACCAGGTCGCCGACCTTGCACCAGGGTCCCTCGATCCAAGGCTCCAGCGTATCTGGGCTCTTGTATGCCAGGGGTCCGATCTGTATCACCTTGGCCACCGTCTCATTAAACCTAAGAGTTGCCTTGGTCTCATCCACCAGGATGATTCCGCCCTTGCTTGTTGTCTTCTCTCTTCGCAGCTGGACCAGTACGCGGTCTCCCGCCACGTCTATGCCAGGGTCAATCTCCGGAAAACACTCAATCTCCGTTCGGAGGTCTGGCTCCTCCTTCTTTACCACGTCAAAGCTCATCAGCTTTTCTCCTATCGCCATACGGCGAAATTTTTAATAAAAATTGGATTTTGCTAAATTTTGCCTTTTTGATAAAATTTGCAAATTCCAAGGCACATGTAAACCAGAAACTCCGTCACCTTTTAGAGGGATGATGTGGTCTACGTGTTGTTTCCAGGGGAAAACACTTTCTAGGGTTTTTGCATCCCTGTAAATTTGTTTTATTTCCTCCTGTTGTTCCGCAGTTAGCCACTTTGGCATTTGCTTTATTTTGGCAGCTCTGCGTTTACTATTTTCTGCTAAAACTCTTGCAGAATTTTTCTTTTTTGATAAAATGCTGTTTTCGTTTGAGCAGACAGAACAACGGCCGTTTATGGTAATTCTTTCGGCAATATGCCCATTTTTACAAGGTTTTCCGGTAAAATACCTAATATTTCCCTGTTCTTTTGCGGCGTGCCTTTCAGCCCTGTGACTCATCGTTCTCTGTCAGTATGTCGTCAATAATGTTGAGGCACGTCTGAAGTCCCTCACGCTCACCCAGGAGCCTCTGGTAGCGCTCCATGTTGCTGACTCCCTTGCCCGTTGTCAGGGAGGAGTCTAGCAATCTGATATTCTCACTTACGCGAGCCATAATTCTGGATGTCAAATCCTGCATAGAACCACCTATGCAAGATTTTCTTAATACTCGCCCTACAAACTAAGCGGGTCTTTAATATTTTGGGCCGAACTGATCCTTGACGTTGCTGTAGGGTCCGATCTGTGTAGCGTTTTTCATCTTGGCCTGTGCCGCGCCGCGCTTCCAGTTATCGTCGCGGTGCGAGCCGGACGGGCCCGGGTCGATGTTTGTATCTCCGTTGCCGCCGCCGTAGCCGGGCTTGCCCGTCTCCTGGTAGGTCTGACGGAAGCCTTTAAGCTGCTGATCTGATGCCATTACACTGCTCCTTGTGGTGGTTGTTGTTGCTGGTCTATTGCGGCCTGGACGGCCTCTGCCTGTTTTTGAAACGCTGCCTGCTCTATCGCGATACCGTGCTGACGGATGTCGGTATCGGCGGTGTTGATTGCGTCGATTGCCGACATCGCCTGCTCGTGCGCGAGCTGGGTCTGCAGACCATCCATCTGGGCACCTGCCTGCATCGCAGCCACCCGCTCGCGCGAGGCGTTGTTGATGTTTGCAAGCGCGATGTTGGTCGAGTTTTTCTGGCTGTCGACCTGGCTCTGCGTCTGGTACTTGGCGATGAGCTCCTGTACCTTCTGCTCCAGCTCGGCCACCTTGAGCTGGTAATCCTGCTGGTGCTTGGACATCTCCTGCTGGAGCCTTGCCTGCGCCTCCTGGGCCTTGCGCTGGGTCTCGGCCATCTGTGTCTTGAGGAGTGCCTGCGCCGTTGGGTCATTGGATGCCATCTGCTCCATCTTGGCCTTCTGTGCCTGCTGTACCTTCTGCGCAAGCTGCTGGATCTGCGGCTGCGCCGTCTGGAACGTGGACTGTGCGTCCATGGATACCATCTCCGCGGCAAGTGCCAGTGCCTTCTGGTCCTCGACGGATAGCGGCTTCTCCTCGTGCAGTCCAAGAGTATCGCTCCCGCCGGCCGCCTCCGCGACGTATGCACGCATCGACTGCAGGTAGTGCAGAGTCAGGTGCTGCTTGATGTGCTCCAGTGCGTGCGGTGCGAACGTCGGGCCAATGAGTGGGCTGCCACCGTAGTTGGGGTCCTGGGCATACGCCAAGTGAACCTTGATGTGCGCCAAGTGGTCCTGATCCGGATAGGCCGCCGCGGGGCGGCCCATGGACATTGCAACGTTCTCCAGGGCAGGGTTTGCTTCCTTGATTCCATCCGGATCTGGCAATATCTCACTAATTGCAGGAACTTTCAGCTGCTTCAGGACCCTCCGGTGCGCAGCCCGAAGGTCGTACAACTGAGGCGCCGCGTTTGCCATCTGCAGAACTGCCTGTGCCTGTGCAAGCCGCTGCGTCTCAGAGAAAATGTTTGGATCCGACACGGGCCGGACGTCGTTATTCGATGCAAAGTCGCGGACCTCAATCTCGGAGCCTGACTCGTTGTCCATCTCCTCCAAATACCAGTGATTGATACGAGAGAGGATCTTTAACGACTTGGCCTGGGAGCGATGCAGGCGTGCGTGGATGCTTGAGAATACCTTTGCTCCCTGCTCGATCAGTGCCTGGGTGGTGCCCACCGGCGTGTTAGCGTTTGCGTCGCCAATTTTCTCTTCGGCGGTCGTAACGACCCCTTTCGCGGCGTCGGTCAACCACCCAAGAAGGTTGTAAAGAACGCTTGAGGGTTGGTTAAACGGCAACGGCATAGCCAACTTGCGGACGTCGTCCACACCGGGGGCACCTTCGATTTCTAGAACCTGGGTAGGCTCAATTCTGTCGCTCTGCCCGGAGATTCTTCCTCCCTTGAGCTTGAGCATCGTCTGGCTGTTGTTAATGTGCGCCGAATCCAGTAGGGCACGCAGAGCGCCAGTGAGAGCGGCACTAAGACCGCCAATAAGGTGAGGCAGGCCAATGGCGTAAGCACCGCGCCAAGGAATAAACTTAAACTCGACGATCCAGTCCAGTTTCGTAAGCTTCTCATCTCCCGCCTCCCAGTTTCTGTACAGCGAGAGCACCTTGTCGGTGTCGTCGTCAATCGTGAGGATGTACGGTGCGCGTGCCCCGTTTGTCTCTGGGTCATCCTCCAGCCTCAAGAAGCACGTAATCTCGTACACTCGCCGGACGCCGTCGATGTTCTTTGTCGGTGCCTGCTTGCCCTCGATCTTGTCGTTGGCCTTCTCGGCCGCGGTCATGTTGTCCTGTGGGATGTTGGACACGACAAGCGCGCCAATGTCGCGGTAGATGCCTGCATCGACTCGCTGAAGGAATGTATCCTCCGTAATATCCTGCTGCTCCGTTATCCGCGGAGATGTGTAGAAGTTTGTCGTTGCGTAGGGCAGGAAGATGTTGTCGATCGGGATCCACTCACACGTGGGCCTCTTCTGCTCGCTGTCCCATCTCCACTTGAAGTACTGCGATCCGCCAAGGGGCAGCTGCGTGAGCGCCTGCTCCATCTCGTCTCGGTACTCTTCAATTTGCTCCGTAAGCTGCCAGTTTAGGAACTGCGACTTGCGCTCGGCGATGTCTACACGTTGGCGGTCTGCCTCGCCCTTTATCTCCGACTTAACAATGCCATCAGGCGGGAGCAGCTCGCGTGAGCTAGACGCCGCAAAGTCGACGCAAGCCTCTGCCATAACTGGGTGCACAACCTTGGAAGCTCCGTCAAAAGTTGCGCCACCTGGCGCGTCCTTTCCAAGTCCTGTCCTTCGTAGTCCTTCTTCATACTGCTTATCTCTCTCCTTGCGCGCCTCCCTGTCTACCTCGATGTACTCCAGGTACTCCATCGAGAGGTTGGCAAGGATGCTCTCGTCGAGCGTCTCGGCCAGGTTTGAGTAAAACTCTGGGTTCTTTAGCGGTCCTTCGGTGGGTCGGTAGTTGATGACCACGGAGCCATCATCTAGCTCAATGACCTCCTCCTCGGCCTCGCCCGGCTCGAGGCCAAGCACGTCCTCGTAGTGCTCAATCTCGGCCTCCTGCATCATGGCCTCCTCGTAGTTTTCCGAGGACTCCAAGTCAAGAGCTGCGAGGTTTGCCCCCTGCTGTATGGGAAGCTTTGGTTGTTGTGGCATTATTTGTAGTCTTCCATTACGGATCTGTATTCGGGTCTCATGTACTCGCGTGCCATGTTTGCCCCCATCGCGCCTAACCCTACCACGGAGGCGGGTGCGCTAAGTGGCGGGAACATCGCGGCGGCGTTTGCCGCGGTCTCAATGCCTGACAAAATCTCGCCGGGCAGGTCTCCCTGCTTTCTGTAGTCTTCCATGGCCATGGCACTGAACGGGACGGACGCAAAACCAAAGCCCTGCATCGCTCTTTTTCCAGCCCTTTTAAGTGCAGATGGCTTTGCCGCGGCGGGTGTCGCTCGTGATGCGATGTCCTCAAACGATCTTGGGTTTCTTCCGTAGGCGACCATCATGGCTTGCATCTCTCTCGGTGTCATAGGAGCGACATTTCTTCCGTCGGCGTATGAACGGTCGGGGTTGATGCGCTGGCTTGACAGCGGCTTCGTGCCGGGCTGCACGCCACGGGATAGGTTAAGAGCATCCAGCAGGTGCTGCGGGTAGTCCGCGGGCGGTTTTTCCAAGGCAGACTCTGGCAGGCCTTCTGTTCTGGCCTGCTGCCTCCACTCCGACATTCCTTTGGCGGTTGGGGGTCTCTCTGCAACAATTGCAGCGCCCTTTTCTCCGTACTGGTGCCGTGCCGGGTTAAACTCGGCGATGATGATATCCAGCTCCTCGTCGGTAGGGTATCTTTTATTTTTTCTAAAAAATTCTAGCTTCAGCTTGTCGATCAACGGCGTCTTGCCAGCGGCGAGTGTCGCGTTCTCGATCGCGGCACCCATTCGTCCCATGTAGTCCGCGCTTGGCGTGATCGACTCAGGCAGCACCTCCTCCAGCTCGCCCGCGGCCTGCTTTGTCTCGATGTTGGCACGGACGTTGGGGTCGTTGATGTCCTGCACCTTGGGCTTCAGGTACGTGCTCTTCACGGTGCGGCCTGTTACGGCCTTGGTCAGGAAGGGGTCCGGCCCCTCTGGGTTGATCAGGTTGGGGTCTGTCGCCATCTGGTGACGCGCGCGTGCCTGCGTCGCGGGATCGCTCTTGATCTCGCTCTTCTTAGAAATCTGCTCTACGTGGGCACGCAATGCCTTCACATCCTCGGGTGGTGGCGGTTTTCCGTAGGCTTTCATATACCGCTCGATGGCGTTGGTGACGAGCTTGTACATCTCGGCGCCAATCTTCGGCACCTGGCTCCCACCCGCAAAGGAGGGAATGCCTGCCATCTCGAATAGCATCTCGCGTGGTGACTTGATGGGGTTCATTGTTGTTTGTGTCTCCCTATCCCAACTCATACACAAAAAGGCATAGACCGGGCCTACTGGGCGTATGGGTTGACTCGCTGCCTCTTGTCGTCGGCGTACTGGTAGTCGCGCGGCGGGAGAGGGTCAAGCTGTAGCCACCCGGAGTCTCTCAGGACCCGAAGCGCTTGGGATAGGCTGTCGACATAGTCGTCGTGTCCGCCGGACTCGGGGAATGAGCATACCTGTCGCAGGAACCGCTTGGCCCACTCGGCAAACTCTCCCGGCTTCTTGGGATCCTCCGGCAGGTAGACCTTTCCCTTGGCTATCAGTGGCGCGACGATGTTGATACGCTGCACCTTATCCGCCCTTCCAGGGTTGTATGCCCTGACTGGCACCCCGGCCATCTGAAGCTCCTGGATGAGCGATATACCTGCCGATTTGTCCTCCATCAGGATTAGGTCTGCCTTTCTACCCTTAGAGAACGTGTTGTCCGATCCGTACACTACCTCCTTAAAGTCGCTGATTACCTTCTTTCGCAGCTCGGGGTATGAGAGGTGGCCATCCCAGGCATCCAAGAGCATGACACACGTCCCGACATCCTGCTGCTCAAAGATCCCCCATACCTCGCACGCGGTTGGGTCGTTGTGAGTCTTCTCCGATGTGGCCGGGTCGTAGGATGCGATGACGTACTCCAAGGTCGGTGTCTCCTTTTTGGCCGGCCACATCCGGAACCACTTCCGTTTTACGATACCGGCATCCTCGGGGTTTAGTATCTCGCCATAGATCTCCTGCTTTCCTAGGTCGGTGCCCTCGTAGGTCTCGAGCTGCTTGAAGAACGTCGCCGACAGGTTCTGTCGGTTGTCGTAGGAGCTGGCGTTGACCATGTATACATCCCCGCCGACCTTTCCCTCGGCCAGGTCCACGATCAGCTCCTTGGGCTTGGGTGTGGTGGTGATGATCTGCTGCACGCGCTCGATGTCGGGGTGCCTCAATCGCAGCGTGAACTGTACCTGGTCGTATGCGTCGTCGATGTACTCAAACGCGCACAGCTCGTCGAACCAGGCACCGTGGTACTGCTTGCCTCGGTAGCGCTCCGGCTCCGATCCGGGTATGCCCTGTATGATCGAGCCGTTGACCAACGTGATCTCAAACAGTGACTTGTTGTAGTCCTGTATCAGCGACTGGGGGATGATGTTAAGAAGGCCCGAGTCTCCCTCAAAACACGTCGCTCGTATGTCGTTCGATGTCGGTGCCGTGACAAGCCACCTCGTCTCGGGGTACTTCCATGCACGTATACCGATCCAGTGGCTCGCGGTGTGTGTCTTTCCCGATCCCCGGCCGGCGAGCATCAAAAATGTATCGTACTCGCCGTCCTCCGGCTCCTGTTGATGCGCAAGTGCCTCCAGCTCCCACCTCACCTGCCACAGTGCGGCGTCGAGCTGGTGCTTCGGCCAGTGCCGGTTGTTCTTTGCGAAGTCCGCGAGGACCTTTTCTTGTGCCTTATTCAACATTTTTCACATCTTTATGCTTAAAAAGCCCTCCGCGGCGACAAAATCGTGCTCTGTCACGATGTGTACGCACTGTCTGGGCTTAATTTTGTCAATTTTCACGATTTGGCGACGATTTTTAGGTGCCGGGGTCAGTATTTTGCAAAAATTAAGCGCAAAACGTGCCCTGTCGCCCCTTTTTGTCAGGGATGTGGTGTGTCCGAGGCTCTCCAGGAGCTGCTGCTTGCGTTTTGCCGATAGCCATGAGTCCTGTATCGTGTAGCACTCATCTCCGTGTGCCTGTTTCCTGGCATCCTCGGAGTCTATAAGCCCCTCAAGCAGCATCTGGCGGCTCTCGACGTCGCTCTCCAGGTAGGATGTGGGTATCTTGTCCGGTATGAACGCGCCTGCGAAGGTAAAAGACTCCCGCACGCTGGGACGGAAGAAGAACTCTCCTCGGTTTTGTGTTATGAAAAACCCATGCCGTCGGCATTTCTTGGATATTTGCTCCATGTCCTTGCCCCTTACCCAGTGCCTGCCAGACTTTGTCAGTGACCCGAGCCATACACCCAGGACGTACGGCGGAACGGGAAGGTCGACGTGTGGGTACCTAAGCGGCTCGATGTTAGTAAGTGCCCACTTTTTTCTGTTTCGGTTGTCGTCCAGGCCCTCATCGAGCATCTGAGCCACGCTTTTTACGGCCAGGGGCCTTCGCAGCCTTTTCTTGGCGAACTTGGAGCTCTGGTTTCGTATCCACATCTGCAGGCGGTTCCTCCACTTTCGGCACTGCAGGGAGAACGTCAGGTTGTGGTCGCCCACGATCGAAAGGCCCCCGCTTAGCTCCACCCTGTAGCAAACCGATGGGATGTGGCTCTGCACCGACAGGACCCTCTGAGTCCCACCGTCTGAGCAGAACACAAGGTCTCCTGGCCGTATGTCTGAGGCCGCCGTCC